CGCTTTTCGCTTTTCGCTTTTCGCTTTTCGCTTTTCGCTTTTCTTTTTATTTTTATTTTTTGTTTACAAAAATTTACTTTTCGTGACAGTTCCATAATGATAGTTTTTTGTAGTTGTAGTGATAGTTATGTAGTGATAGTTATGTAGTGATAGTTATATTTTTTGTGGTTGTATTTATTATGATAGTTATAGGGTGATAGTTCTTGTGATAGTTTTGTAGTGATAGTTCCTGAGCGCAAGCGCAAGCGTAAGCGAACAGGTGCAAGCGAGAGCGAGAGCGTAAACATAACATTGTAGTACATAACATTGTAGTACAGATAACTAACAAATGTTAGGTTTTTACCTAATGTTATGTAATTTCGCTTTGTTATGTGTATTGTTATGTTTTTTTTCTTGTAAGTCCTTGATAAATAAGTAATGTTATATTGTTATGTGTTTTGGGAGTAGTGCATGCCTTTTCCAGAGAGCAAAAGAAGCATCATGCAAGAGAAAAGCAAATCACATAACAATACAAATAAACTTATAAAGTTATCACTCTTTCTATTTTTCTATAACAATATAACAATACCCTATTGTTATGCTTTTCAGCCTTTGTTTATGCGGCACTTGTATTGTTATGTAATTTTTTAAAAACATAACAATACCCCCCTTTTTCATAACATTACCCCATTTACATAACATTACAACTTTGCTTAAAACATAACATTACCGGTGCTCAAAAACATAACATTACAAATCGAGCTCTGGACTTGACAAACCCATAACATTGTGGTATACTATAAGTATAGTAGAGTAGTAACAACAAAAAACATAACAATACAAAAACCTAACAAATGTTAGGAAATTACATAACATTACAAATCAAGTATTAAAAGCATAACAATACAAACCACCCAAATTCAAGCTCTAGACTTGACATATGTATAACAATGTGGTACAATATAAGTATAGTAGAGAAATAAAAAACATACCTGTAGTTAAACAAAAACTAACATTTGTTAGGAAACGGAGAGAGAAGTGAACGAAAAAGAAGTTAATTCAGAAATAGGCAGGGCTGTCAGTGGTTGCCGTAACGATGCAGACCCTGAGAACTTATACCCAAATTGGCGTGAATTATTTGCCAAGCACAACCTAGACGTGTTGAGTACTGTAGGTGGGTGTGAGATACCCGATGGTATTACATGGATTGCTAGTGTGGTAACTGATAAGCCACTACCCATAATTTACCCCGCCATTGTGCAGTATCGTGATGACGGTTCGTACCTAGTTAAATGCAGTGGACTCCTAAGGGGAAAATAAAATGACAGATGCATACAGGCAGGGCTATGCCGATAGGCTCAACGAAGTGATCAACATGACAACCCATGACACTTCCCCGCAGTACCAGTTAGGGTTCTTTGACGCATGCTCTGATCTTAATGAGTTCAATGTGACCCACGGCATCATCAACCAAACATATTTTGATACCCACTAAAAACCTAAAAGCTAAAAACCTAACAAATGTTAGAAAACGGAGAGAGAAAATGAAGAAATATATTGCATACGCAACCATGTCAGCTGTTCTTAAATATGAGTTCGAGGTGGAAGACGACCAAGACCCGTGGGAAGTAGCTACGGTAATTGATGCGGGCGATTTTGAAGAAGTAGAAGGTAGTAGTGGTTGGAAGTTGTACGACGTGCGTGAAGTTAAACCTAACAAATGTTAGAAACGGAGAGAGAAAATGAAGAAACACAAAATGGTAAGTAAGAAAGACTGGATAATCATTCGGTTGTTGATGGTTGCCTTAGACACAAATCTACGCAATGAGCCTGATGTAATGAAAGCATTGCACTACATGTCAAAAAAGTACAGCATAGATGCAATCGGTCATTGTGCAGATCTTATAAGGGTTGAACATGGACTCTAACAACGAAGACAGTAGGTATCTATGCACTGGTTGCTTTGGTGGTTATGTACCACTAGCACGATACAAGTTAGGTTACAGCACATGCTTATCATGCGGTGACTTGCAAGCACGAGAAAAAGCCGCTAAGCGCACGATAGCACCGATGAACAAGAGCAATTATATGTTCATCACAGACCTTGAGATGCTTAAACAGTTAAACCCGAAACGGACTAGTTAAACCTAACAAATGTTAGAAACGGAGAGAGAAAATGAAGGCGAAAAAATTAAAGTTTGTATGGGTCACACATGTGACTACAACGGCAGGGCATGTGGCTACATCGCTTTTACCCACAGATAAATACACCCGAGAGTTTGTTAATAGTGCTGTGGGTGTGGTCGCTGGGGTGTATGGGTTCTGCCCATCTTATTTAGATCGTAAAGCATTTGCCAACCAATCAATCGCTATAAGTAAAACCTAACCCAGAAAAGACTAGCAGAGCTAGGCTAACAAATGTTAGAAACGAGGAGGAGTAATGGACATGGCACAAGCAGATAGCACACTACGTACAAGCAGTAGACCAACCCCATTCACATGGGCTGATGTTAGACCTAAACCCTCACTGACACACGGTGAAATATGTGTGATACGTAGATTCAACGGTGCGCCTGAGATGTTAAGGGTAGTAGATCAACACCACTATAAAGAATGGGTAGGTTGTTTTAGTTATATAGGGAAGTAAAACCTAACAAATGTTAGAAACGAGGAGCTAACGAATGAATGATATGGATATTACAGTAGTACGTAAGAGGGTATATGGCAAGGACTTAGTTTACCCAGAACCTGCATGCGATAAGGCGCAGAGTTTAGCGATGTTAGCTAACACGAAGACATTCAGCCCATATCAAATACAGATCATCAAAACATTAGGTTACAGAGTAGTTATCAACCAAATACAGGAGGAGTTATGAGTTACGGACAATATCGCAACAGCGGCATATATCTTTTAGGTAATTATGCCCAAGCACTAGAGAAGTACGAAACAACTAAACCCATACGTGGGCGTGAAGTAGAGTGCAGACCACTGGGGCACAGGAACAGACCACACTTTAGTATCGACAAGGATAAAACTACTGGGGATATATTGTGTTACGAGTGTGGATACCACAGCGGTAGACCAGTGGCAAGCATAACATTCAGACCTAACGGTGAGGTGTACTTATGCCCGTACTGGACAAGCGTATCAGCGGCTGGGTTTATATACGACGTGTTAGGTGTGTATGCCAAGATCTTTGACGGTGACGTGATTATAAGTTTAGGTACAGGTAGTTATAGGGTAAATAGAAAAGGTATCACTATAAAACGTGATGAGAAGAGTAAGTATGAAGTAGTTAACCACGTACCACAGGTTGTGCATGCCATAAAGCGTAAAGAAACTAACATTGTTAGGTCTAAGTATTCAGAGTTTAGAAATTTCTTGAGTGGGTTTATAAAGTTGCGTGGGAGTGCGAGGGTTACTACTGAAGAGTTAGAGGAAATATTTGGGTTCACAATTAAAGAAGTACCCTACGGTGAAATGGGTAATACATATACAAGCAGAACAGTTAACAAACCAAGTATGGTGTTCAGTAAACCTGAGGATATGCAGAACCTGTTTAACTTAATTGCAAGTGATGACCCTGCTGATCGGTTCAAAGCGGCTGTGATGATATGTAGCGAAGCATATGTATGGCGTTCGACTGAGCAGTTAGCGTTTAACACGTTGGACAAGTGCATATTAGCGCACCACAAGGCAGAAGTGTTTGAGTGTAAGGAAGTAAGCGCAGGGCAGGTTATTAAGGATAGGTATTCATGGGCGTTTTAAATAACTTTGCCTATCGTTACATGGTACACACTTGACATATACATAACAATGTGGTACAATATAAGTATAGTAGAGTAGTAGTTAACACAAACCGAAGTAAAAACCTAACATTTGTTAGGAACAACCCAGAGAGGAAATTATGGCTGAATTAAATTTTGGTAGGACTGTGACACTCAAGCAAGCGGCTAAGTTAATTGCGGCGTGCCCTGAAAATAGGTTCATGTTGCAAGGTGAGCCCGGGATTGGTAAGAGTTCGTTACTCAAAGAGCTGTCCAAGCAGTTCCCTGATCATGCGGTGTCGTACATAGACGTGCCCAACATGGACTTAGGTGACATAGCGATGCCTGTGGTCGATCACGAAACAAAGACCACTAAGTACTACCCTAACAGCAGGTTCAATATGCATACGGGTAAGCCTGTACTTATCATGCTCGATGAGTTCCCCAAAGGTGCAGAGCCCGTGAAGAATATGTTGCACCCACTGCTAGAGAAGACTAACCCACGGCTAGGTGACGTGCCTGTGCACCCTGATTCAATTATATTTATGACGGGCAACATGGCAAGTGATGGTGTGGGTGATAACCTCAAAGCACATACCCGTAACCGCATTGTGCCTGTAACAGTAGGTAAGCCTAACGCTGATGATTGGGTGTCATGGGCTATTGATAACAACCTAGCACCTGAAGTATGTGCATGGGTACAGCGTTTCCCTCAGGTATTGGCATCGTACTTAGATGGTGGGCAGGGCGACAATCCGTTTATCTTTAACCCTAAGAAAGTACAGACAGCATTTGTTACCCCACGTTCACTTGAGACAGCATCTAACATTGTTAGTAAACGTGATCAGCTAGATTACGAGGTGGTGATCAGCGCGTTAACAGGTACGCTTGGCGAGTCAGGTGCTAGAGGGTTGGAAGCGTTTGTTACATACGCAGATCAGTTACCAGTATGGGAAGCTATGGTATCTAATCCTACAACTACTCAAGTACCAGTAGATCCCGGGGCTTGTGCAGTCATAGTGTTCGGTGCAATATCCCGAGTCACTAAGGAAAACATTGACAAGTTCATGCAGTACTTAGATAGGTTCGAAGCCGAGTGGCAAGCGGTGTTTTGTATCAACATTGCTAAGAGTAACAAGCAGGTAGTGGCGTTCAGTAGCAAGAAGTTCAGCGAGTGGGTCACAAAAAATCAGGACTTACTTTAAATCTAACAAATGTTAGGAAAACGAGATGAACACAGAGAAACAAGAGCGTAGGCTCAAGAAGATTAAGATAGCGTTAATGCGTAACCCACAGTTTGCGTTTTGGGGGAGCATCATGATGATTGGTAAGACTGAAGTACGTACAGGGGTTTCAAGTGCGTACACCAATGGGCGTGATGAGGTATACGGTGCAGAGTTTATTGATGGGCTAGAGGATAAAGAGTTGGCGTTTGTTGTTATGCACGAGAATATGCACAAGGCGTATCGTCACTTGTTTACATGGAAGAAGCTATGGGATATAGACAAGCAGTTAGCTAATGCCGCATGTGACTACGTTATCAACATACAGCTACAAGACTTAGACCCTAAGCAGACAGTCATTGCGATGCCACAAAAAGATGGTAAGCCCTATGGGTTGATAGACGAGAAGTATCGTGGACTCAACGCCAAGCAAGTATTCGACATGTTACGTGAAGAGCATGGAGATGGTGAAGGTGGTGGTGGGTTTGACGAGCATGATTGGGAAGGTGCACAAGAGTTAACCGATGATCAGAAGAAGAATCTCGAACGTGAGATTGACCAAGCGATTCGATCAGGTGCAATGGGTGGTGCAGGTGTCGGTGGTGGTGCGGGTAATACACCTAGAGACTTAGCCGAGTTACTAGAGCCCAAGGTTGACTGGCGCGAACAGCTACGTGAGTTTGTTACATCAGTATGCGCAAACAAGGATTCGTCGTCATGGCGTAGACCTAATCGTAGGTTCTTATCACAAGGTATATACATGCCAACAATGATTGGTGAGAAGGTAGGTAATATTGTTATCGCCCGAGATACCTCAGGTTCGATGGGTAGTGAAGAGTTAAACGCCAGCGCAACGGAGACTAAGGCTATTGCAGAAGAGGTAAGCCCTGATCGCATTGACCTGATTGACTGGGACGGTGCAGTTGAAGCACACAAGCAGTATGAAGATGGCTGTCTTAACTCAGTCGATATACAGAATATGCGTGGTGGTGGGGGTACAGACCCCCGATGTGTTGCGAAGTATCTTAAAGACGAAGGCATCAAGCCCGAGTGTGTGATTGTCTTGACCGATGGTTACATAGATGACTGGGGTACAGATGACGAGTGGCAGAACGTGCCCGTACTGTGGGCAATAGTAGGTGGTAACAAAACGGTATCCCCCCAAGGTAAGACCATTCATGTGGAGATGTAAAAATGGAAGACAAGGAATTGTGGGAACAAGAGTACGAGCGTTTGTTCGGTGAAGGGTTCGGTGCTCTAGCATTACGACATACCGCCAAGACATCATTCAAAGCAGGGTGGCATGCCGCATTCGAAAAATTACTTACTTTAATGGAGAAAAAAAATGGCTAAGGTCGTGGTTATATTAGGCTGGAAAAAATATGTAGTCGATTCAGCAGACGCAATAAAAATTGCTGAAGTGTTAGGTAAGGCAGAGCTGTACGACACTAAGTATACGAAAGACGAGGAAAGCAATCCTACGGTGTTGCATTACGTGTACCCACAAGACGAGGAAAAGTTTGTTATGGAAGTACTACCCGATAATTTATATCGTATGGCGAAGTTAGCAGGTAAACCGGAGAATGACTAATGGAGGTAATAAGCGTCAAGCAAGGTACTAGTCCGCCTACTAGCGAAGGGCTAAAGTTTCACACTGTTGTGTATATAAAAGGTGGCGAACGACGACAACGTGATACCGGTGTGTACGCTATAGACGAGATAGCAGCATACCAACATGTACACGACTGGCTTACAGCAATAGAAAAGTAAACAAAAACCTAACATTTGTTAGGAATATGCAGTACCAACCTTAAACATAGAGAGAACATCATGAGCATATCATCAAGCGCAGTACTAGTAGAGTTAAACATCAGCGTGTGGACAGCCGCTAAATTAGACAAGGGTGCAACCCAATCGGTGATCAACGACAACGGTGCAGGGGCACAGTCAGGGGCGTTTCGTAAGAATCTACTTGCAGGTACGTCACTACGTAAAGACATAAGTGATTTTGCGGCGGCATGCAGACTGTATAACAACAGAGTTACGTTACCTTGGGCTGATCGTGGTGGGCGTATGTTACCCACAAGTTTGTTCATGGACTACAAGACCAACATGAATGTGCGTACGGCTCACTTCAATACCCTTGCGGATAAGTTAGTAGACAACTACGACAACCTCAAGCATGCATCGAAGATATACATGGGTAGCTTATATAACGAAGAGGATTACCCTGACGCAAATGAAGTGCGAGAGAAGTTTGGGTTTAAGTTAGTGTTTAGCCCGTTGCCTGAGTCTGGGGACTTCCGCTTAGATGTACCACAGCAAGACTTAACAGAGATGCGGGAGCAGTACGAGGTGGACTTCAACGCACGGTTGACTGATGCTATGCGTAAGCCTTGGAATGATCTGCACACGATGCTGACTTCTATGAGCGAGAAACTATCATTGTCGTCGGCTGATGAGAAGAAACGTTGGCATGATACGTTTGTTACGAACGCGCAGGCTATGTGTTCCCTGTTAACTAACCTCAACATTACTAAAGACCCACAGTTGGAAGAAGCACGTAAGGCACTAGAACTAACAATGTTAGGTGCAGACATAGAAGAAATTAAAGACGATGCCTTGGTGCGTAGTGATATGAAAACTAAGATTGATAGCATCATTAACAAGTTTAACTGGTAAGGAGAATGAGCATGGATATAAACGATTTAATAGAATTGAAGCTGCCTAATGTAAACGTGGAAAAAGTTTTACAAGATACAATTAAAAGACCAGACGTTTTAAATTTCAAATGCTTAGGAGCGGGCTTGCCTGAAGGCATGCATAAATTTATAGAAACTGTAGCAGTTAAACACCCTGAGTGGAGATTAGAAGCTGTACATTCAAACCTGCATATAGATGTAGACAATGCGGCAACTCGTACAGAACCGAGAATTTTTAAAGTTTCGGATAGTAAAACAGTTATAGGTTATTTAAGTTCAGAGTATTCGTACGGCAGGGGTAAAAAGATGTATGTAGTTAGTGGGGAAAGAGACTCACATACACAAAATAAGGTTGCTAAGACAAGTGACCTCAAGAAAGCCATTAAAAACGTAGATAAAATTATACGCCCGCTTACAGACGTCGAAAAGTTTGATGACGCAATGCTTGTTACACTAAGGGACTTAGAGATTGCTAATACAAGCGTAGGCAGAAAAGTTTCTTTTGAGTTCAATGCTAACAAGGAAAAAATGATTGAGTTCGTGAAAAACAACTTAGAAACGTTTATAGGAGATTGTTTAACTGAAAAGGCAGATTTTGAAGAGTTTTTAGTTTTATGTGAGGAGGAAAAAATACTAGGTAGTTTAGTGTATCTTGAAAACCAAGATATGGCAATTAAAGTACTGCAGGAAGGGGATACCTACTACATACGAAACACTGAGCAAGAATTTGTTGCCCAAAAATTAGAAGACTTATCCGAAGATACTAAGTACAAGCTAGGAATACTTAAGCTAGTAGAAGTAGGGCAAGCGGTTAAAGACGTAGGATTTCGGGGGCGGAATAATTCTTTTATTTTAACTTCTTGACATTGTTAAAAAGTGTTGTATTATGTAACATAATAAAGGATAAAGCATGAAAGCTAAAACAACTAAAGCAACAAAAAAAGAGTTAGAGCCTATTTATATGCGCCCCCTAATGAAAGGGCAAACCATGCAACAAATAGTGCATAGGGTGGGGGCACTAAAAGCACTTGAGTTACCAAGTCGTATGCAACAAACACTAACGTACCCTGATGGCAGGGTAGTAAAAGAAACAACACAAGGAGATCAGTAATGGTTCGCACAAAAACATATAAGGTACGTAAACTTTTGCAGAAAGGGTTTACGCCTGTACAAGTTATAACTAGCCTTAAAGTTAGTAGGTCTACGGTTTACAAGATAAGAGGTGAAATGGTGGAAGATGGGTTGTTAGACATCATATCGTTACAACCTACAAAAGTTAAAACACCTAAACCTAAACCTAAAATTGTACCCAAACCTAAACCTGTGCCTGTACCTGTACAAAAAGTCGTTAAACCTAAAACATTATGGCAGTCTATGAAGGAGTGGTTCAAATGAAGAAAGTAATTTTAGCTATAGCAGCTATGGCTGTATCGACAGCGGTATATGCGGCGTGTGTTACCAGCACTACATTCATTGATGGTAGGACTATCGTATGTACAACGTGTTGCTACTCAGGCAACTGCACAACAACTTGCTATTAAGGAGAAAGCATATGGAACTATCAAAGTCAGGAGGTCCTGCGTACCCAACATTAAACGGTGCGTCTTTAGATGACAACACATTCAGGTTTGAAGGCATGACGTTGTGGGACTACTACGTAGGGCAAGCGCTAGCAGGTGGTGCAGGATTTAATGACGCTATGGCACGAGCAAGCATAATCATTAAAAAGCGGCAAGACATATTAACAGCAGACCAAAAACCAAAAGGAGAATCAACATGAGCAAGCTAATATTTGATATCGCTGAACGCAACCCAGTTAAATGCTACAGACTAAGCGGTATTACATACGTTCCACATAGCAAATATTCGGGGTTTGCATACCCGGGAATTACAAAACAAGATTTACCTATAAGCGAGAGCATACTAAATAAGTTAGGCGCAATACCTGTAGAAGAATTTCTATATAGAACAATGTATAAAAAATCTAAGTAATGCACTACCCAAAGGAGAAAGTCATGCAACAAGAAGACAACATAACGACAACGTTTGACCACGAGCCCTACACCCAAGCGGCATCTACTGATGTGTTAGCTACGTTCAGACGCAAGGGGTGGGTGCCCCCTAGTGAACAGCAGGTGTATATGGATAAGTGGAGTTACTACAAGTCGCTCGTTACTAAATCGCATTAAGGAGAATGCCATGCCAAGAACGTCAACCTTAGACAAGCAAGCAGTAGCTAAGTATTGCACTGAACCACGTAGTATTAACGATATATGTTGGAAGTTTGGTATAAGTATATCGCCAGCCCATAGAGCTATGGCGTCTTTATGTAAATCTGGGCATGTTGTATCGAGGCTTACAAAGGGTTCTGGCGTTCGGCATAAAGTATTCCTACTTAGTAATTTGGAAACCGCACATGCATGGGGGGGCGATGCCCCCTTTATGAACCCTTTGATGGCACACGACCCGTTTGGTAGGACTAAGGAGTTAGCATTACAGCTACAAGAGCAGGGCGTTAGTGTAGAAGACTTTTCTAGGAAATATACCCGCAGTATAAGGGTTTTAGATATAGACCCACATAAAGTGCTGAAGCAAAAGCGTAAAGTTTGGGGGAAGAAGTAATGAAAGATACAGAAATGCTTAGACTACGTAAGAAAGAAGCCATTCAAGCACTTGCGCGATTATCTATGGCTTCAGACGAATGGCTAGCAGAAACAATTGCTGTTGCGGTGTCTTGTCAAACCGATAAAGAAGGTAGATTTATTGGGGCGGGTATAGATCCTGATTTAGCAATTCACATAGCCCGTTTTATATTAGAGGTTCAGGAGGAGAAGAACAATGAATGACGTAATTGAAAAACTTATTATCAAAGCTTTTTTTGATGAAAGTGCTGATGTGCCAAGCGACAAGGTTTATAAATTAAATGATTTTATGATTCAGAGGTTTGCGGAGTTGATTATTATGGAGTGTGCTAATCTTTCCCGTAACTATTTACTGGCGCGAGCGGATCGTAGCTACTTAATACATAAAGTTATTAAAGATCATTTTAAAATGGAAGAATGAATTTTGACGACTGGTGGAATAAAGGGTATGACGAAATGGTTTTTGCCCGTGCCATAGAAGCCAAACTAAAGGAGAAGAACACATGAAATATGTCGCAGCTATAAACATGTTCTTAAAATATAGTTATAAAGTTAAGTAACGTAAACATAAGGAGAGAGAAATGAAAACAATTATTCACGTCAATCAACACATTATTAAGAAGAATGCTAAGGAAGGTACGAACGATCCTGTGTTGACGGTTAAGACGTACAAAAGCAATACTTACGCACATGAAGTAATCATAAAGGGCAACAGTAGGGTGGTGTACAGTGCCGATAAACCGTTGTCGTGTGGTGCACGGGTATGGATCGAAACAGAAGCCGAAGTGGAGGTTGTGGGAGAACTAAAGGAATGGGTTAGAGATACGAAAGATATGTGTGGCAACGACTAGGAGAGAGAAATGCACTACTTAAAATATATAAGGTATGAAGAAGGTGGGTACGGTTTTAATAACGAGTGGGTTGTGGCACGGTTCTCCACTGCGAATCTTAAAGATGCGTTTATGAAAATTTGGGTAAGCGCAGTGCCGTTGACTACCGCCCAATATAAGACAGAAAAAGCTATACCAGTATATGATTTAGATTGGGTTACGACTAAAAAAGAAGGTAAAACTATGCAGTTTTGGCAAGAACGTAAATACAAACCATAGGAGCAGCGTACATGACTGAAGACGAAGCGTTTGAAGAACTGGAAGCACGACTCAACAGGCAAAAATTAAACATAGAACTTATTGATTTAAGACGTGCACACGTAGCAACGGCTGAGTTTATAGCATCGCAATCTGCTGATATGCTTGCTATTACTACACTACGTAAAGCATTTGAATGTGGGTACCGAACAGGGTGGCGAGAAGCCAAGGCGGAAAAATGAATACTGAAACTAAACAAGTACGTAAAGGTCGTGGTAAGGCAGTTAAACCAGCTATGTTTTGCACTAGCATTAGGTTAGAGCCAGAGGTGTTGAATTATTATCGTACGCAGTACCCGAATACAATGCAAGCTGTGATGCGTAATATCTTAAAAGAGCATATGGAAACAAACAAACCAAAGCAGCTTGACCTTTTTCTATGAGCGTCTAGTGTAATTGATTCGTCGTGAAGCCATCTTGTATATGCGGTTAACGATGGGGTGTTAAGTCTAGACAAATGCGAAAGCGCACTTAACATCTACTCTCTCAATGCCCACGACGGGGGGCGTGTAATATACTAACCCCCCATTTAACCCCCCATTTAACCCCCCATTTATTTACGTTTAATTACTTGACAATGTATAAAAATAGGAATATAGTAAACATATGGCTACCCCTGAATCCAAAGTAAAAGCTAAGTGCACCGCGCTACTAAAAGAAGTTGGTGTGTATTACTTTTTCCCAGTAGCGAATGGCATGGGTAGAGCAGGTATACCCGACATCATATGTTGCGCTAAAGGTAGGTTTCTTGCGATTGAATGTAAGGCGGGTAAAGGTAAAACTACAGCCCTACAAGACAGAGAGTTAGCGGCTATAAAAACAGCAGGGGGTGTGGCTTTAATAATAAACGAGGAAAACCTAACATTGTTAGGTAACACGATAAAGGAACTACTAACATGAAAGAAGAGTTTAGTACGGGAGTAAAAATATTACTACAGCGTATGGAGACTCACCCCGAAGAATTTTACTCAGACACTGCTTCACGTACAATCATATCTCCAACAATTTGGCATTCGTTAATCAGTTCAGTAGTAGCCACAAAACTTAACCCCCAAACAATGCAAGAGGGTATATTTTTTCTTACCGATGCTGAAGCAGATGCACTGTTTGAGGGGTATAAAAAGGTTAGGAGAAAAATGTTTGACGACTATGTTATGCGTAATATTCTAGATAAAAAACTATCATCGTACATAAGCAGCCCTAGAAGTTTGTACGACACTAAAGTGGCAGCAACCATATGAACATAATTACATTAGATTTTGAAACGTACTACTCACAGACTTACAGCCTGTCGAAGATGACAACGGAGGAGTATGTAAGAGGGAAACAATTTGAAGTTATTGGTGTAGCAGTAAAGGTTAATGATGATAAAGCAGAATGGTTTTCAGGTCCTGATGCGGAGATTAAGAAGTTCCTTGAGGGGTTTGCTTTTGAAGACAACCTCGCACTTGCCCACAACGCTATGTTTGATGCCGCAATTCTTAGTTGGCATTTCGGGATTACCCCTCGTGGTTGGCTTGATACACTTTGTATGGCTCGTGCTATTCACAGTACTGAAGTTGGTGGAAGCCTTGCTAAACTTACGGAGCATTATGGGCTTGGGCAGAAAGGCACAGAAGTTCTTAGAGCACTAGGTAAAGGTAGGCTAGACTTCACTACTGAAGACTTAGATGCATATGGTGGGTACTGTGAAAATGATGCGGAGCTAACATATAAGTTGTTTAATTGTATGTCCCCCGGGTTTCCACAATCAGAGTTAAGGTTGATTGATTTAACCATACGCATGTACAGTGAACCAGTGCTAGAGTTAGAACCGAAGATTTTAGAGTCACACTTATCAGAGCAACAAAACATAAAGGCGAACCTACTGACTACCGTCAATATGCAAGACCGCAGTGAGTTGATGAGTAACAATAAGTTTGCTGAGTTACTTGTTGCAATAGGTGTTGAGCCCCCACGTAAGATTAGCAATATTACTGGTAAGGAAGCATGGGCGTTTTCTAAAACTGATGAGGGGTTTAAAGAACTAGCGGAGCACGATAACCCATTAGTACAAGTATTAGTAGCTGCTAGGTTAGGGCTTAAGTCTACGCAAGAAGAGACAAGGACACAGAGGTTTATTGATATACACAAGCGAGGTAAGTTACCTATCCCCTTGAGGTATTACGCTGCACATACTGGGCGTTGGGGTGGTGACGATAAGATCAACTTGCAGAACCTTAAACGTGGGTCGTTGTTAAAGGAAGCCATACTTGCACCTGATGGTTTTATGATGGTCGATTCAGATTCATCACAGATTGAAGCACGTACTGTAGCTTGGTTAGCTGGGCAAGATGATTTAGTTACGGCATTTGAAAATGGTGAAGACGTATACAAAATCATGGCGGCAAACATATACGGAGTGCTAGAAGAAGAAGTAACTAAGGAACAGAGGTTTGTAGGCAAGGTGACAATTTTAGGTGCAGGGTACGGTATGGGTGCGGTTAAGTTTCAAGCCCAACTTAAGACCTTTGGCGTAACAGTAGAGGCAGATGAAGCGGCACGTATCATACAAGTGTACAGGGAAACGTACTCCGAGATACCGAAGCTATGGCGACAAGCAGGTCGTGCACTTAACGCAATTGCAGATGACAAAACAAGCGACTTAGGTCGTTTAGATGTGGTAGTTGTAGATGGGGGGAAAGGTATTCGTATGCCTAATGGGTTATATATAAAGTACCCCAATTTACGTAAACAAGTTAACGAACAAGATGGTACTGAGCAGTACGTGTACGATACTAAACGAGGTAAAGCAATCATACCTAACAAGATATACGGTGGTAAAGTAGTAGAGAATCTCTGCCAAGGTTTAGCACGTATCATCATAGGTGAGCAGATGTTACAGATAGCTAAGAAGTATAGAGTTGTTATGACGGTGCATGATGCTATTGCTATCGTAGCCCCTGCTGATGAGGTTAAAATAGCACAAGAGTATGTAGAAAAATGTATGCGAGCACGCCCGTTGTGGGCGTCAGATTTACCCCTTAACTGTGAGAGCGGTTACGGGCGTTCATATGGAGAATGTTGATGAACAAGGGAGTAAAATTGTTATTAGCACGTAGGGAAACTAACCCCGAAGAATTTACACTAACAGAAGAAGGAGGCAACAGGTGGACTGTTTTGCTATTTACACATCAAGTAGATTTAGCTAACCCCTTTAAACGAATACCTAACCCAAATATTTTTACTAATGAGGTAATGAAGCGAATCTTAACTGCTTATGACATTGCACCTAAGCCCTCAGGGATAAAAAGAAATCAATTATTAAAAGAGTTATTGCCGGGGCTACAAAAGTTGTTTGATCTAGAGTACTCAAAAAAACAGGGTAGTCTATGAATGACGAAGACTTGCGGGACTTGTTTGCAGGACTTGCGATGCAAGGAATTCTATCTAAGGCATCAGTGGGGTATAACCGCAACCGTCTGGCAAAAATGGCGTATGAACTTGCGGAAGCTATGATTGAAGCAAAGTATGCAGAACCAGAAGCTGAAGCGGAAGAAGTAGGTATAGCTTCTATTAAACCTAAACATAAGAGAGGTAGTAATGTACCCCCCACTAAAGACATTGAATGAACTGATTGAGGATACTAGACAACGTATGGATAAAGATGCAAATAGTGGGCAGATTGGAGGGGATCACTATAAAAATAAAGCTATACAGCCTTGGGATTACATCTTGTCAAATGATCTTGGGTATTTAGAAGGTAACATTATTAAGTACGTAAGTAGGTGGAAGTTAAAGAACGGTGTACAAGATTTACATAAAGCTAAGCACTACTTACAGAAGTTAATTGAAGTATCTGAGGTAAATGAAAAATGAAAGCACAATGGTCGTACAGTAGCCTAAAGACTTTTCAGCAATGCCCTAAAAAATACTACCACTTAAAGGTAGCCAAGGATATTGTTGATCAGGCAGGAGAAGCCGCCAACTACGGTAAGCTTGTACATAAAGCAGCGGAGGACTATGTACGCGATGGTACGCCCATACCAGAGAAATTTAAATACATGCAGCCCATACTTGATGCACTTATTACGATACCGGGAGAGAAGTATTGCGAGATTGAGTTAGGTATAGCGGTTCGTGATGGGGAGTTTAAAGCATGTGCATTTGATGCGCCTGACTATTGGTGGCACGGTATCGCTGACTTGGTAATCATAGATGGAGAGTTAGCATGGTTAGTAGATTACAAGACAAGCAAAAATGCAAAGTACGCAGACCTTAAGCAGTTAGATTTATTAGCCGCAGCTGTGTTCCTGCATTACCCCAAAGTACGTAAAATTAAATCAGCATTAGCATTTGTAGTAAGCAAGGACTTTGTTAAGAAAGATCATGTGCACACTCTAACAACATCGTACCTTGAGGTAATGAAGCCCGAACTTGAACGGTTAGAAGCAGCGTTGGACAATAAAGTTTGGAACCCGATCTCAGGACCGCTATGTGGTTTTTGTCCTGTTAGTACTTGTGTACACCATAGAAAAAGGAAATGATATGCCGTACGTAAACAAACCCCGCCCTTACGACAAAGAGTATGCCGAATATCAAGGCAAACCTGATCAGATAAAGAAACGTGCTGAACGTAACAAAGCACGAGCAAAGTTAACAAAAGCGGGTAAGGTTAGCAAAGGAGATGGTAAGGATGTAGCTCATGTTAAAGCTATTGATAAAGGAGGTTCAATCACTGATGGCTTACGTGTGGAAGACGCGGGTAAGAACCGTTCGTTTAAAAGAGATTCTAAACGTAACCTTGTATCAGAAGTTAGCACCCGAGAACGTAAAAAGAAATGAAAGACTACAATTGGCCCGGACAATTTAAACCATTCGCACACCAAAAAGTAACAGCAGAATTTTTATCGGAAAGACCAAAAGCATTTTGCTTCAACGAGCAAGGTACTGGCAAGACTGCATCTGTTATATGGGCAGCTGACTACCTTATGAATATTAAAGCAGTGCGTAGGGTGTTAGTGGTGTGCCCCCTATCAATTATGAAATCAGCATGGCAGAACGACCTATTTAAATTTGCTATGCACCGCACTTGTGACATCGCTTATGGAAGCAAAAAGAAACGCGCTGAAATTGTTAGTGGTGATGCAGAGTTTGTGATTATTAATTTTGATGGACTATCTATTGTTAAGGAGGATATTAAGAATGGTGGGTTTGACTTAATCGTTATAGATGAGGCATCGGCGTATAAGAACCCTACAACTGAGCGGTGGAAAGTATTACGTGACCTGAACAAAACTATACGGGGCCTGTGGATGCTTACTGGTACTCCAGCAGCACAATCTCCAGTAGATGCATTTGGTCTAGCTAAGCTTGTTAACGCCAAAGGTATAGCTCAGTTTTATGGGCAGTTTAGAGATCAAGTTATGTACAAGGTAGGTATGTTCAGATGGGTTCCTAAACCTAATGCACAAGCCGTAGTACATGCAGCATTACAACCAGCGATACGGTTTGAAAGAGCTCAATGCCTTGACTTGCCTGATGTCACAGATGTTAAACGCGATGCACCACTAACGCCACAGCAAGCCAAGTATTACAAGGCACTTAAGAACGACATGATTATGAAAGCCGCAGGGGAAGAAATTAGTTCGGCTAACGCGGCTACTAACCTAAATAAGCTACTACAAATTTCTGGAGGTGCAGTCTACACAGACAACAAAGAGGTACTAGAGTTTGATGTATCCAATAGGCTACAGGTAGTGCTTGAGGTAATTCAGGAAGCTAGTCATAAAGTGCTAGTGTTTGTACCTTTTACGCATACGATTGAGCTACTTAAAACTTATTTGATTAAGCATCGTATACCTTGCGAAGTTATCAATGGGAAGGTTCCTGTTAATCGTCGTAGTAGCATTGTTGATGATTTTCAAAAGACAGATAACGTAAAGGTTCTTATCATACAACCTCAGGCAGCATCACACGGTCTTACACTAACCGCAGCTAACACTATTATTTGGTATGCACCTGTGACTTCAGTTGAAACATATCTTCAAGCTAATGCACGTATCAATAGACCGGGGCAAAAGAACTCTATGAATATTGTGCATATAGCAGGTAGCGAAGTAGAAGCTAGGGTATACAACATGCTTAACAGTAAGATAGGAGAACACGTAAAAATAATTGATTTATATCGACAGGAAATTGAAGAGGTTTCTTGACAAAGTACAAAACATAGATATAATAATAATTCCACGCTAGGAGAAAGTAATGGAAACAAAAGAAGGCAAAGTATCCGCCGAAGAATTGGCAAGGATATACATCAAGATACGTGATGCAAAAGAAGCGGCGGCTGAAAGGCATAAACAAGAAATTGCATCATTCAACGAACAGCTAGACGCTATATCAAAAGAGCTACTAGATATATGTAAAGGTTTAGATGTGTCTAGTATGCGCACGGGGCACGGGACAATCATTCGTAGGGTTACAACTAATTTCAACACAAATGATTGGGGTTCGATGTTCGAGTTCATTAAAGAGCACGATGCGTTTGGACTACTACAACAGCGGTTAAACCAAAGCAATATGAAGCAGTTCTTAGAAGAGCATCCTGAACTACTACCCCCGGGTTTGTGGTCAGAGAGCAAATACACAATCGTAGTTAAAAGAAGTTAAATTTTTCAGGAGAAGTAACAATGAGTAACGTATCAATTTTCTCGCAAGAAGTACCCGAGTTTTTGCGTGGTGCTGAAGGTCTTAACGATCTTACTAAATCTTTAGCAGGCAATATAAATTCAGGTGCTAAGCGTATTTCTATTCGTGGTGGCGTCTTTCGTAAACAAGTTGGTGGTAAGGAAGTAGGTAAGTTAACTGATCGTGTACTGAACGTAATTATTGTTAACGCACGTAAGAACGTATCAAGAGTTTACTACGCAGGAAAATACAACCCCGATGAAATCGTACCTCCAACCTGCTGGGCAAATGATGGTGATGCACCTGATGCGGGCGTAAAGGATAAGCAAAGTACTTCTTGTGCAACATGCCCACAAAATATTGCAGGATCTGGTGATGGTAATAGTCGTGCTTGCCGTTATCAACGTCGCATTGCAGTTGTGTTAGAGGGTGATACCTCTGGTGACGTATACCAAATAGCACTTCCAGCTACCACAATTTTTGGTAAGGGTGAAGGTAACTTACACCCGTTTGAAAGCTACACAAAATACATAGCAGGTAACGGGCGTAACATCGACCAGATTATCACTCAGATAAGTATGGACTTGGATAGCGATACCGCTAAGCTACTTTTCTCTCCATTACGTCATATCAATCAGGAAGAATGGGAAATTGCAAAGAAGGCTGGGGAATCAATAGAAGCCAAGAATGCAATCACTATGACCGTTGCTCAAGCAGATGGAGTAAGAAAACCTCTAGTATTAGAAGGTACGCCATTAGTTGAAGCTGCATTTGTGGCAGAAGAAGAGGCGATTGACGAGCCAGTTAAACGTGCAAGTAAGAAAGCAGACACCCCTGCACCTGCGGGCAAATCAGACTTGGCGTCTGTAATCAATGCATGGAGCGATGCGTAAACAATTATGAGCTATGGATACAGTTCAATGCTTGTTGAACGGAACAAGAAGGCAGATCGTAGTCATCTTGGCGTAGCTCTTGGTAGGAAGTGCATAGCCCGCAACATTCCAGTAACGTATATTTCATCGCAGTTTGGTGTTAGTCGCATGACGATATACAACTGGTTTGTTGGGCAGCACTTACCCCAAGCGCAATATGCTTCCGCAATCACAGAGTTTCTAAAGAAACTTAAATAACACTGGGTATGGACTGTAGGGGGCTTGCCCCCAGCCTACTCGTCTCTGGAATAAACAGATGGATAATTTTGACCTCCTCGACGCTGTACTGCCTGACAATGGGTGGTTCGCTGTAGTTGGCATTAAAGGTAAATCCATTAGACAGGAGTTAGTACAAACACGACAAGAACTTGATGATATCGCACAGAAGTTTATGCAAGAAGAGCGCAATGTATTTTTTGGATGCGCTAAGTACGCAACAGATAAGTCACGTACTAAGGCTAACGTATTAGCACTTAAAAGTATGTGGTTGGATATTGATTGTGGGGAAGCCAAGGCAGCAGACGGTTCAGGGTATGCAACTCAATCTGAAGGTCTTACTAAACTACAAGAATTCTGCAAACTGATTGGGCTACCTAAACCAATCATCGTCAACTCGGGGCGTGGTTTGCATGTGTATTGGGCTTTTACAGAGCCAGTAGACAGAAAGCAATGGGAGCCTGTTGCGGCTAGGGTAAATGAACTTTGTAAGATACATAACTTTTTAGTTGATGCAAATGTATTTGAGGTTGCTAGAATTTTACGCATACCTAACACTCTTAACTTTAAGGATAACCCAGCTAGTGAAGTATCTGTATTGACTGTTGGGCAACCAATTGAATTTGATGCCTTCGTTAAACTGCTTGGGGTAAAAGATACACCCGCATTATCAATTTTTAACACCGTACCACTAATAAAAGAAACAGGACTTAACGCTTTAACGCAATCACTTGCAGGTAACACCATTCAGAAGTTTAAGAACATTATGATTCTTGGAGAGAATGGATGCCAACAACTTAACCACGCATTTGCAAACCAAGCAGATATACCTGAGCCACTCTGGTGGTCGTCACTAACTGTAGCTAACCAGTGCGTAGACAGGGACAAAGCTATTCACATGATGTCTAGCCAACATCCTGACTATGAACCAATTGCAACAGAACGTAAAGCTACACAGGGGGGAGCAGAAGCAGGACCACATCGTTGCGCAACATTTGAAAAACATAATCCCGGTGGATGTAAGGGTTGTAAGTGGCAAGGAAAGATACCCGGACCGATTGCTCTGAGTAAGGAAGTAGTTGAAGAAGAGCAAGAAGCATACGAGGTAGAAGTAGAGGTTCCGGAGGAGGATGACTTAAACATTGTTGATGATGCTGCACCGGAATATAAGATACCTGCGTACCCAAAACCTTACCAAAAAGGTCCTAACGGTGCAGTGTATTTACCGCCCAACGGAGAAGAAGCCGAACCATACTGCGTATACGAACATGCTATATACGTAGTTAAACGTATGCACGACCCAGACTTAGGGCATGTCAATTTACTTAGACTGCATTTACCTATGGACGGTGTTGTTGAATTTGTAGTACCACAAGCTATCGTAGCTGTTAAAGAAGAGTTACGCAAAGTATTAGCTAAAAATGGTGTGGCAGGTACTCCCGTACAGATGAATCATCTAGCCACATTTGTTAACTTGTTCGTTAAAAATTTACAGTATTCTAAGAAGGTAGAAATCATGAGAACTCAATTTGGTTGGGTAGAGAACAACACTAAGTTTATACTTGGGGATAAAGAAATTAGCAAGGAAGGTATATTTGGGAGTCCTCCATCATCTGTTACTAAAGCAATATCACAGTACGTTGGCCCTGTTGGGGACTTTGCTAAGTGGAAAGAAGTATTTAATCTGTACTCCAAGCCCGGTATGGAAGCCCATGCATTTGCTGCATTAACTGCCTTTGGTGCACCTTTATTTAAGTTTACTGGGCTTAAAGGAGCGATTATTAATGTGATCTATAAGTTGGGCGGTACAGGTAAGTCCACTACATTGTTTATGTGTAATAGCGTATATGGACATCCAGAGGCTTTAGGTTCTAACTGGGACGATACAAGAATGGCTAAGATGCAAAGGTTGGGGGTAATGAATAACTTACCTTGCACTGTTGACGAAATAACGAATATGACTCCTGAAGAATTTTCGTCGTTAGCTTATAGTATGTCTCAAGGTCGTGGACGTGATCGTATGGAGGGTTCAAGCAATAGACTACGTGACAACTCAACTACTTGGCAAACTATGTCACTCGCTAGTGCTAACGCATCGTTCTACGAAAAGCTGGCTAGTGCAAAGGCTGGGGGTAATGCAGAGATGCTACGTCTGTTTGAGTACGAGATTGCCCCTAACAACCTTATTTCTACAGAAGACGGTAAACGTTTTTTTGATAGACAGCTCAAGGAAAACTACGGTCATGCAGGTGAGATCTACATTAAATGGTTGGTGAGCAATACAGAACAAGCGATTGAAACAGTAATGCATATCCAAGCTAAGATCGACCAAGAGCTTAAACTTACTCCTCCTGAGCGGTTTTGGTCAGCGGTTGCTGCATGTAATATTACTGGGGGGTTAATTGCTAACAAGTTAGATTTAGCTTCTTATGACATGAAGGCTGTGTACGCATTTTGTTGCAAGACCATTCAGGGTATGAGGGAAGAAATTAGAACCCCTGCGGAAGATGCAACAGTAGTAATCGGTGACTACATTAATCGCCACATGCAAAACATCCTTGTAGTAAAAGCAGACATTGACAAGCGTAGCACCGTAGCATCTATGCCGACTCTTGAGCCTCGTGGGGAACTGCTTATACGTTATGAGCCTGACACTAAGCAGATGTTTTTAGTTACCAGTAGGTTCAAGTCCGACTGCGTAGAGCGTCAGATAAATTACAAAGATGCCTTACGGGAGTTAAAAAATCGTGGGTTTATTGTTGGTAGCCCCAACAAGCGTATGTCTAAGGGTATGAAGATTACATCCCCTGCGGTGCACACCCTGCAGTTTGACTGCTCCAACCCCGGGTTTATTGATATGGATGGTTTAGTTGTATCGGAACTAGACGATGAGAATCGAAACACTGACGTATAACATCAAATGGAGTAAGTTTCGTGTGGGGTATTCGTTTTTCATACCCTGCATAGATTGCAGCAAAGCTAAAAAAACTATTCAAACTATTACTAAGAAGCAAAAAATTACTATTGTTATGCGAGTAGTTATAGAAGAAGGTGTAAGAGGTATACGCATCTGGCGTGTTTAGTAGTATACTAATCTTACTTTCTTGATTTTCTCCTTGTTGTATCTCCTATTACCCCCACTTAGTTAGTGGGGGTTTTTTTATTTCTGTCTACTAGCAGCCTCACGTATATCAATAAGATAAGGAAGATCTTCTTTACGTATAAACATACCGTTAAACTTATACATTTCCCTATCAGCTGCACTATCCAACACGCGCCCAATCGTATCTGCGTTAATACGAAGGTGTGGCAATGCCGCAAATCTATTGTTAAATTTTTCTATACGGTTAAATACACGTTCTATATCAGCATCACTAGAGTCTTCACCTAGCAAAGAATCACTGAGCTTGCCAAGAATCTCACTACGAGTTTTTCCTGCAGCTATTGTTTCTTGTTGTAGCTTGTACTTATTTTCTTGGTATCTAGCCAGCTGTGTACTTTGGAAACCCAAAGATTGCATTGCCAAGCTAAACGAAGAAAACTCATCTTTACTCATAATTAAATCCCCACCCGGAGTTTTAGCTCCTTCCGTTCCTAAGCGGTAAGCAGTTACTGGGTTTTTAAACAGGGCGGGTAAAATACGCTCTAAACCCCTAGCTATCTTACCGTCAGAGAAATCGTCTACCGCTTTAGTCATACTAAGCCCTGAGGATACGCCGGGTCCTAAGTTAGCCACTAAATAATTAACTACAGTTTCTTGGGTAGTGTTACCAGATCGTGCATCACGGAACCACATACCATCGTAAGTAGTACGAGAACCAATGTTAAAGTCTCCAAGTTCGGATATAGCACCTTTTTCCAGCACAGCCGCTAAAGTTCTTTTTTTACCGTCAAGCCCAGTTATCTTTATATCCCCAAACATGCGAGGTAAAAATTCATATCTAAACCTAAGATCAGAGTTATATGCAGTGTATGGATTGTTTGCTATGCGTTTTTGCTTGTCTTCGTCATCATCACCGCTAAGGTCATTTAACACTAAGTCTATTGCGGAACAAACTAGGCTGTACATTGGGAAGGAAGTAACCCCACCAAAAACTGCAGCCATAGTTAACGCTCCAGATAAACGGTGCATAGCTTCAAAACCTTCTTGCCGTTGACCTTTAAACGCAATCTTATTCATGGCGTATGCATTACGAATAAAGAACGAGGTTATGTTAACTGCGTACATCTTAAACTGCCCAACCGTACGACCTAATGTATTTCGTAATACTCTAGGGCGGTTAAAATTATCATACCTACCTAACAACTCTTGCACAGTATTAACTGCTTCTTGTACTGAAGCATCAAAATCTTTGGTCTTAGCGTACGCTAATTCAAACGTCATTAGGTAAGCCATTTCCCGTGTCATGCGTTCAGCGCCGGTAAACAACGACGACATAATTACGCCTGTAGTTTTTGCGGCTGAACTAAATGCATTAGAAGATGCACTATCTGGAGTACTACGATTGTTTGTAAGTACAGACGAATTAGTAAGAGTGGTTAACCCACGATCAACAGCCTCTTGAAAGGCACGTCGCAGCAACGGGTTATTACGTACTATGCTTGACTCGCCCATAGTAGGCGCAACGTAGTTAACTTCCCCACTAGCATCTTCTCGCGTAACCCCTACAGACTTCCATAGCGATACATATTTAGCAAACTTCGCAGCAGAAGTACCGTACCCGTATTTCTGGTTTAGTACCGGCATGACTAGCATAGGTAGAGCTGTAGTTTGTGTGATAGCGGATGCTACGCCAGTTAAAAGAGAATAATACGCAAACTGGTTAATTTTAGTAGCTACTTTGTTTTCTTGTGGCGGGTTAAGTTCTTCTTCCACCCGTATCTGCATCTCATCTACAAATAACCCAAGCTTAGATTTTTGTATAGCAGGCATACCCTCTAAAGTATTTCTTGCACGGTCAACTTCAGAACTTATCCTATCCCCATAAGCAAGCTTAGACGACTGCGCGGCAATACGACTAGCAGAAGTAGTGAAATTTCTTAACACGTCAGCACTAAAACCTGTTACGTTTTCGGCATGCAGGAATTGCTTACGGTAACTTTCCTCCGGCAAGGTCATTAGATACGTCTGGTATAGAGCATCTTTCAATGCATCTTTATCTACTCCGGGTTTGTCCATTTGGTTATCAATGGTTTCAAACATATCCACCAGCATCTTACTTTCTTTGCCGTATTTGTTACGTAATGCAGCTATGTTGTCACCCGCATCAAACATAGAGGTATTAGTTTTAGGGTCTACACCTAATTGTTTAGCGCGTTTGTTTAACCATGCATTACGTTCTGTACCGCTTTCGAACATATAGAACTCTTTACCTGTAGGACCATTTACACGGAGCCAAAAGTTACCATACCGCATGAAAGGAAAGTACTCTTCAATTCCTTTAATGTCGCTATCTTCGTACATTCTACGTATTGACGCCATCAACTTACCCTTAGGCGTACTAGGATCATCAATACTACCTTCCATTCCCAAGCGTTCAATACGTTCGTCTAATAGTGTGCGGGTCAACACGTTAGCGTCTTTATAGAACTGGCGTACCATACGGTACATATCCTGCCCACCCTCTAACGAACTCAGTGCTTCCCATGCTTTAAAGGTATTATTGATTTCGTTTTTCCGTATCGTAAGCTTACGGTTAATAGCTGGTATTTCATCTTGCGTGGTTGTTGGGTTTGCAAGCAACTTGTTTAACTGCACTATTCGTTTGTCGGTAGCTAAAGCATCTGCCCTATCTTTAAACGTAGAAGGGCTAACTGAATTTAAACGTGCTAAATGCATAGCATCACTCAACAATACTTTTTTCCTTCCGACCTTACGAACAAACTTGGCAAACTTCTCTGCTTTTTTAGCGTATGCCTGCTCCATGTTCATACGAGCGCCAACCATCTTTTCAACTAAGGTATCAATGTCTTTAAGTGCAGGTATGGCATCACCTTGCCAACGAATGATATCTGCTGTCTGCAGTGTAGGTAGTGTCTTAGCAATAAACCCATTACCCATTGCATCGAAACGCGCCTTCAGTAAGTCATTAAAGTCATCATACGTGTGCCCAGCTACTGTATTTTCTTCGACAGCATCTACTATATTTTTTCTATCAGGGCTAAGGTTAACCTTTTCAAGGTTCTTATCTATCTTTACTTGCTTGTTATTGAGCACGGTATTAACTGATCGAACGGGATCGTACTGTTGTTCTTGCAGTAAGCCTTCAGTGATAAGCATAAGATCTTGGAGTGCAGACTGATGCGTCTTATCCATATTAAATGCTCTACGCAAGTTATCAACAAAGCGGTTAAATAAGTTACCCCAGAACCCCCCTGCTTGGTCTTTACGTGCCCCACCCTGAGCATTTAACAAAAATTCTTGTACATCAGGATCACTCATACCATAAGCAACAAACTCTTTAGGATCGTTCGTTATATCTAAAGATTGAAACTTGTGTTGTAGGTTAGGAGATATAGGTTGCCCTGAAGCTTTAAGCATCTCATACGCTTCTTGCGCCGTAGCCATCGTAGCAAACAATTCACCTACAATAGTTTGTAGTTCGGGCGATACAGGTTTACCTTCGTTAGTTAACTGCTGCCATTGATCAATCTTAGCTTCAGTCGCCGCATGTAATGCTTCATGTAGAAACACCGTGTTATTAACACCCTGCAAAGATGCGTCGTCAAAATTCTCACCACGGAGAACTATCATTCTGTAGTTCTTATCACCATACCTAGATGAACTGTAAACGCCAGACGCATCTGCTAAAAGATCTTTAATTGCAGCTGGAGTATCTTCTTGTGTAGCCGCAATAGATAATGTAACCCCAGAAAGAAATGGTTTAAGCCGGTTAGCTAACGATCTTTCAAAAGGCGTACCATTCCTAATAATATAATTTATGGCTTGTTCAGCGTTAGTAAACTTGTAAAAAGCTTTTACTGCCTTGTCTGTAGTTTTGCCCTCAGCTCTTGAAGGTTTAGGTGCACGAGTTTTTTCAAACTCTAAACGCGCTTTTAAATCCGCCCGTTCTTTCAAAGAAATCTTATCACTGTTAGCCAAGAAGTCTTTAGCTTTACCGCCAGATGTAGGTTTTGTACGGTATGCTGGATCGGTAGCATATTTGTTTAGTTCGTACAAGTATTCACGTCGTACGTTGCGCTCGCCCTGCAGTAATACTTTTTCTGACTCACTGGATTTACGCTTAGAGGTAGTAGTCTCTCCACTAAGAAACTTAACTATTTTATCTACGGCACGAGCTGCTTTAATGGCTTCAGCTTGGTTAACTTCTCGTTCAGCTTCTTTGTACGCTCTTTGCTCAGGAGTTAGATCAATTTTTGGGCGCCCACGAGTTTCAACTTTAGGTTCGCTTGTAGCTAACAGTTTCTCAAATTTAGCTTTTGTCTCAGCTATTTCACTAGACCCAGCATTAAGAAATGGGTTGTCAGCTTTTGTAAACGACGGTGCTATTATTTTCTTTTGTTCAGGGGTCAATGACCCAAGCCAGTCAGCATAGTCTGCGGTCTCAACCAAGTCAGAATTGACACGAAAACCTTTTGAAAGCCCTTGCGCATAAGCTTGATCGAAGTTCTCAAACGGTGTACGGGATTTAATTTCAGTTTTAGGTGTAGTAGTTTCAATAGGCGCACTAGTTTCAATAGGTGCAGCAGTTTCAATAGGTGCAGCAGTTTCAATAGGTGCAGCAGTTTCAATAGGAGCAGCAGGTTTAGTTTTAGGTGCAGTAGTTTCAACTTTTTTAAGTTCTTGACGGGCTACGTTACGTTGTGCAGTAGCGGCTTTCTTTTCTTCTGGAGTAGTTGCTTCTGCTACTGCAGTTTCAGCAGCGTCAAAGTTTAGTTGTGCTTGTGCAACTGGTGCAGGTACTGCTTGTTGTTGAAGTTGTGTCGCGCTGTCAGGAGTAAGTGTCGCGCTGTCAGGAGTAAGTGTCGCGCTAGTAGGTGCTGCTTGTTGTTTTGGGGCAAATTCTGTAAGTACATCACGTATAGTATTCTGGTATTCTTTTCCAGATTTGCCGCTTGTTTTATCGGTTAATTCTTTTGCTAAGGATATAAAATCATCTTTATTAGTAATTGCTCCTTGCTGACGCAAAGATTTAGCAGCTTGAAGAACCATAGACTCTTGCCCAGCTTCTTTGGTGTCCCCAGTTTTTACTTTGTCCCAAAGCATATCGTACATAGAATCGGTTATACCCGCCCCCATATTGTTAAGATCAACAACTTTTTTAGGCGTAGTAGGTGTAGGGGTAACAACTTCGGGTTTTTTAGCTTCTACAACTTTATCTATTGCTGCACGGAATACTTCCCCATTACCAACCATCTCATCATAGTTTGCATATACTTCTTCGGCAAACATATCTCGTTTCCACGAGGGCAGGCTATTCCATGCTTTTGCCATTGGTAAGTTAGCTTCACCTGCTTCCCACATTTGACGTGCACCTTGTATTACTTCCTCTTTATACTCAGGGGGCAATTCAGCATAAGTGTTTGGGGGAACTATGTCTGTAAGTGTAGGAATTTCTGCTAATGCAGGACGTTCTGTTGTTTCTCCAACAATAGCCTGTTCAGTATTTCCGAGAGGAGTACCCAATCCTGAAATATTAGGTGCTGTAGCTCCTTCGGGGGGGAGCATTCCTTCGCTAGACATTGGAAGGCTAGGTTCAATTCTTCCGGTGTCAGCTCCAATATTTGCTGCGTCTGCATTTAAATCCCCCTCCATATACTCTTTACGTGCTACTGACAAAGCCATTTCTACAGGATACCCGTTAGCTTGTCGCAATTCAAGTGCACGTTGCTGGATAGCACTTTCTTGTTCAGGAGGTACTTGCTGTGCTACTTGTGCGGGTTCTGTTTTAGGGTACGAAACTTCTATACCCGGTGCAGTATCAGTTACCATTTCCTGTTGAGGAGGGGCAACTTGTGTTTGTTCTGTGGTTTTACCCAACTGCGGTGCAGCACCTTGCTTGTACTCATTATATGCACCAGCGGCATCTACAGGGGCAAGAAAAAATTCACCTGCAAATTCTGCGCCCATACTAATAGGATCTACGTCTTCCCCAATAGTTGCAGCACCCCCACCTTCGCCAGCAGCACCTAACAACCCTTGTTGGGTAGAACCTTTAGCTGTTTGTTTTGCAGCGGCAAGAGCAGCACCTTTACCAACTTTATCCATTATATCTGCAGCCGCTTTACCAGCGGAACCAAAAGCAACGGCGTCCATTAACCCAATTACGCCTGATTTAACTGCGGCTTTTTCCCACGCTTCCTCATGCCCCATACCCTTTTCACGTAGGTCAGCGTAGTTACTTCCAAATTCCATAAACGCTGAAGAACCACCTGCGGCAGTCGCAGCAAGAGTTTTAGAACTCCCACCGGGCAAGAACCTTGTTAACATAGCAGCGGCTATAGCCGCAGTACTAGAAGGCAAACTTTCTAAACCTAGAGTACCGATATACCCCGGAATATCACCGGCGTTGTCAATTAACGCTTCGCCGTATTGTTTAGCCTTACCAAAAAAATCTGCTTCTTGATATTTTTTATCTTGAGATACGTCACTTAGTTTTTTAGCTAATGGGTTAACACCATACTCAGATTCAATTTGTTTACGTTCAACACCAGCTAATGCAGCTTCTTGTTGCAACTGACTTAATCTCTTTGCTGTTTCTTCGTGCCTAGCTCTTACGTCTGCAGGTGCATTCTCTAAGTTTTTACCGTACTCCACTTCCCGTGCGTTTTGTAGCTGAGAAAGTTCAGCAAGTTCTGTAGCTGCGGGTACTTGTGCAAGCTGGTTAAATCCTTTCTTTAGGCTACCAGCAATAAGTTTATCCGTATCTGAAACAGGCAAAGGCTCGGTAAGAAAATTACCTAGACGCTCAAACATACCTTTTTCAGGTGCTTTGTCTAGTTCGGTTTCTCCTGTACTTGTGGGGTCAAAACCAATCTTACCGTAAAACTCTTTTTCAGGCATTTCCGAGTAATACTTTTTATACAACCCCTCAGCTAATTTCTGATCAGGTACAGCGTCGTATTGTGGATACTGCGAACGAAAAGTTTTGAGATCCATAAATACTCTTTATATAAATTATTTAATAAACAAACCAAGAGGGTCTTCTTTAGGTCCAGTTCTTGTATTACCGGTACCGCCTAACCCACGCCCGGGGTATATGACCCCCTCAACCATTTTAGCTATATCGGCGTTTCTTGCGTCTATTTTTTTGTTAATTTCTAGTACTTTTTCTGGGTTATTTCTATTTTGAAATAGCTGCAACTCTAACCTTTGTAGCTCAGGATCTTTAGCAGACCGAGCACTTACCGCATTTGCTACTGCAGCATTTGGTGCTACAGGACGTTCTTCCGCAGTGGCTTCTTTCCAAGCTTGTGTGTATGCTTGGTCTGCAGGTACCCCTTTAGCTTCTAATTGTGTGGCACGTTTCTCTATGAATCGCTGTTTAAGTATTGGGTTAGTTACTGCGTTTTCGTCTTTTGAGTACCGAGCAACAATTTTCTGTGCTTGAATACGAGACTCATCTGGAGGCACACCTTTAGCTTCTAGTACTTTTTGTTCATTTTGTATTTGCAGTTCTTTAAGTTCCGCTTCTGACATAGCTCTTGGTTGTTTGTTACTAGCAGCTATGTTAGCGGCGTCAATCTTAGCTGCATCTGAAAGTCTAGAAGACTCAAATGCTTTGTTTGCCTTATCAACCTCAATACCCATTTTTTGCGCTTCTTGCATAAACTTATCTTTACTGAGGCCCAACTCCATAAGTTTAGTAAGGGCGTCTCGTTCTTCTTTCTTAAGGTCTTTAACCGCAGCTTGGTATCCTGTAAGCGCAGGCATTATACCTGCTGTCGCATTAGCAAATGGGTTAGACGACTGACCACCCATCATACCTATACCAGCTTGGAAGATAGCCATATTTTTAGCGTCTGAGTAAGCAGACTCATTGCGCCCACTTAATTCTTCTAACCGTTGTTCTTGTTTAGCAAAACGTGCTTGTGCTTCAGGTGACATCAAAGGCATATTACCGTACATAGAAGTAGGAATAGGTTCTTGAGGAGCTTGAACTTGCCCTGCCTCAGCAAATGCAACGATACCACCGTCAGCCATACCTTGTTCTGCACCCATCATAGGTAGGTTGCTTGGCAACTGGGTAATGCCTTGATCTTGTGGGGCTGGCTGTTGAGCTTCTTGAAGTACACGCGAAGTTACGCTAGGAGGTTCTTGCTGTCCACCTTGAGCAGCTGTTAGCTGTGATTTTTCTTTATTTTTTTGCTCAATCAAAGGAATACCAATGTAAGCAGGAAGCGAACCTGATTGAATGGCTTCTTGAAGTTGCGGCACAGAAAGCTTTTCAGCCATAGCCATGCGTGAATTCATATCTAATATCGACATAACTTATCCCCGTTTTCTCATAGCATTATACAGACCTAGTGTATCTATACCATCGCTCGATTTAATTTTTCCGCCCCGTTTCTTACCCATGTTATACAAACCATAGGCGGCAGTGCCAAGACCAGCAATTTGTGATACGGGACTTGGGTTTGAGTAAGAACTTTGCATTTGCTGTAAAGGTGTGGCAACGGGGTTATACATACTTTGCATAAACGCCAATTGTTGGTAGGGGTATTGCTGCTGTGACAAGAAGTCTTGATAACCAACATCTAACCCTTGTTGTTGCAAACCTTGTTGTTGAGCGCCTGCACTGGCAAGAGCTTGGTTAATACCTGATTCTTGCCCATAGGTAGTCTGACCAAGCTGACCAAGAGAATTAGCTGCTTGAGTTGTAGCGCCAAGACCGGCTAGACCATACTGCCCTGCACTAGTAGCCTGCCCAACGCCAGATAATCCTGATTGAGCACCTTGCATGCCAGCTTGAGCACCTTGGATGCCTGTTTGAGCACCTGATAAGCCTAATTGACCACCAGATATTTGTTGCCCCACACCTTGTAACCCAGCTTGAGAACCTGAAATACCTTGAGCAGTACCTTGCAAGCCTAATTGACCTGCGGCTAAACGCTGACCGGTTCCTTGTAAACCTAAGCCAGCACCCTGCATGCCTTGCCCGTACAAACTTCCAGCTTGATTAAGACCTGCAAGCCCTGCTTGTTGACCAGATATGCCTGTTTGAGCGCCTTGCATACCCTGTGCAGTACCAGATAAGCCAGTGTTTAAACCTTGATACCCAGCCTGAAGACCCTGAAGTCCCAAGTTGGCACCAAACTGCTGGGCTTGTTGTGCGTTTTGAAAAGCGTTTTGTGAGCCTTCAGCTTGAATACGACCTAACTGGGTAGCTAGATTACGATCAGCTTCCGACTGCATAATGGCAGAGCGTGAACCACCGAAGGCACCTTGCTGAGTAGCTTGTGACTGTAAGGCTTGCTGTTGTATATCGGCGTTGCGACGGGCTTCTTGTGACTGCACATCTACTACATTT